CTATATTAAATTTATGGCTTCAATCAACTTATTAATTTCCAAGTGCGTGTATATTCTTTCAGTTATATTCATAGCCCCAGAATGACCTACTATTAATTTTATTATTGTCTGATTAACATTATTTTCAGCAAGAAGGGTTATGGTAGTGTGGCGGGTAGCATGAGGGGTGTGATCCATCCCTTGGGCATTAATCATTGGTTTCCAGTAAGAGTCTTGAAAATTCTTATAAGTAAACTTTCCATTGGACGGAGTGGTTATGAAATATTCGGAACCATTTTTATTCAACCAATGAGCAAAAAATGGAGCAATCTTTTCTGCTATTGGGACTTTACGGATACCTGCGCTTGTTTTGCTTTCAACTACATCAAAATAACGTTCATCAAAATGTATATCTTTCTTAAGAAGACTAAGTAATTCATTAATTCGTAATCCAGTATAAATCAATATTAGAACAATTTGAATGTACTCATTCTGATTTACTAATTTCCAAAGCTTTGTTATCTCTTTCTTTGAAAAGGGATGCTTCTCTTTTTGCTTACCATATGTACCGATATTAACAAATTCAGCATAGTTTTTATTAATAACATCATTCTGAACAGCATAATTAAATAGCATGTTCATTAGAATCTTAATTTTTCTGAGTGTAGGATAGTTTTTTCCGCAATTATCTATTACTGCCTGTAAATGAGTAGTCTTAATATCACTCAACTTGACTTCATAAATACTCTCACACGCCTTGTATGAGGACTTGTATCCTATTATGTTTGATTCCTTCATCTTAGGATATTTTTCAGCAGACCATTTGTCATATAATTCACTGAATGTTATAGAAGCAACATCAATGTTATATGGATTGTCATTGTATTTAGCTAAGGCTTTTATGGCATCTTTCCTCTCTTCAAAATACCCTATGTACTTATATTTCTGTATTGATTTTTTAGTAACTTCATCGATAGTTCTTTCTACGGTTATTCTTGCAGCATATGGTTTTCTTCTCTTTTTACCCAGATAAACCACAGATCCGAACCCATTGGGATTTCTCATTTATATTTCCTCCTTGATTTTGGGTATAAAAAATACACCCCACATAATGTTGTGAATTTATGTTAAAGGTGCTATAATATGCTTGCTGAGGACATTATTATAATCACCTGATTATTTTATTGTCGTAACCGTTCCTGCTGGTAACAGGGACGGTTTTTTAAATTAATTTTACACTCCTAAATGAGGCTCAAAGTACACTATGTAACTATCTATTATGGTATATTGTCCGTATTTACCTTTATAGCAATTAAGAGCTTCTTGAAGAAAATCTTCTGATACATCTAAATAATCAGCCATATCATATAGGCTTTTACATCCAGCTTCATAGGATTTTATAATTCCAAGTAATCCTACCTGTTTATCATAAGACCACAATCTTGCCCTGTATTCTTGCTTGCGGTTACCTGTGTTTGATTGATTTAAGATATCCCCATAAGTAGTGTAAAAGTGTCCGAGTTCCTCAGCCAGGATGCAAGATTTTTCTTTAAGAGTGGGTATATCTTTTCTTATTGCTATTCTGTTATCCTTTATACGTCCTTTGTTACCCATCAAAGGAGCTTCTTTTACGATTAAGTCAAGGCTGTAAGCCTCTGCTAAAAGTCCCTCGTAATCCAAATGCTACACCCCTTATTTCCAGTATTCGTCATTATCCATTATGTCATTATCATGTTTCTTCTCTTCTTCAGTAGCATCCTTATCTGCATGAGCTGCATTGAGAACTGCATTAGTTTCATTTTTATATCTGGGGATATAAGTTAATTCCTCAATTCGTTTCAGCGCTTCTATTTTGCCATCCGAATTTAAACATGTATAATATGAAAGTAACTTTTTTTCGAAAGCATCATCAAAACAACGCGAAATCTTTCCAAACGCTTCAGGTATGCTTTTGCGTATTTTAGGAAGTTCGTCTTTAAGAGCTTGTCGTTCTTCGGCTGTAAGACTATCTTTAGATTCTAGTTTTGAAAGGGCACGATTAAACGGGGTATCTTCAATTACCATATTAATACTAAATTTATCTTTTTCCATTGGGACATCATAACCCATTAACCATGCTTCATTAACGTTTAATGCCTCTGCAAGTATATAAAGCTTATCAGATTTTGGCTTAGTATATCCAGACATGTAATGACTGATAGTGGATTTAGTTATGCCTGTCCTTTCTGATAACTCTACGGGCTTGATATTTCTTATGTTTATTGCAGTGTTAAAGCGAATTTTAAAATCTTCCACTAACTCATTCATTATATTGTCCTCCTGTTTTGATGTATTATATCAAAATTGAAACAATAATACAATAGTTTTTATTAAAAAAGTTTAAAAAATGAAATTATCGTATTGACAATAGATTTAGTGAGTGATATTATGAGTTTAGTTTCAATATTGAAACAGCGAAAGGAGGTATTTATTTTGACCAGAAATCCTGTGTTTGATTATAGTAAATTAAGAGGACGCATAGTTGAGAAATATGGTACACAACGGGAGTTTGCAAAGGCTGACAAAATATCAGATAGGTCGATGTCATTAAAGTTGAATAACGGAATTAGATTATCACAGGAAGATATAGTAAGATGGTGTGAAATGCTAGACATTGAAATTTGTGATATCCCACTATATTTTTTTAAGCATGAAGTTTCAAAAATGAAACAGTAAGGCAGTGAAATATAAAATAGTAATATAACCAATAAGTAAAAACATAAGGAGGAAACTAGCTAATGGCAGAAAGAATATCTGTTAAAAGAGCATCAGAACTTACTGGCTTATCGCCAGAATACATAAGACTTGGGATATTAAAGGGAGTTCTTCCAATAGGGACAGCCATACAGGCAGGAGAAGCAAGGACAAACTACCATATATCACCTTACCTTCTTGCCCAATATCTAGGTCTCACGGTAGAGCAAGTAAAAGGAGAAAAGCATGTTTAAACAAGACAATACATATAAGGTCCAGGGAGCTGCTTGGCTGGGAGTTTCGTTTGCCGTTACAGCTACAGTTATTACAACAGGGTTTGCCTGGCCGTTAATTGCCTTACTAATACCTTTGTTAGTTGGTGGATCAGGTGAAAAGAAGGAGGCGAGAGAGTGAATGGTTTTAGAAAGTGGAGCGATACGCCCCTGTTATCGAGAATATCGCTCATAATCGCAATCATTTCATTAATTTTTGTATTACTGCACTGATTTCATTTCTGTATGCCCCAATTAAAGCAAGTACTGAAATCAATAGTGCGATTATGTCAATCCATTTTTCTTTTATGTATTCGATAGAAGCGAGAAATGAAAATTCTTTGCTATGTACAGCTATATGAGTCAATTTTGCACCGTATTTAAGGCCTTGGAAATTTCTTATTATCTCTACATAACCGATAGATTCCAGATAATTAACTATTGATAGAATTTCATTCAAGTTACCAAAACTGTCAGGAGGTCTATGGAAACTAAAAGCATAATCTGGTTGAGTTTTTAGCCATTGTATGAATTTATTTGATTTTTTATCTAACAATTTAGACGTTTCCTTTCATATGTATTCCGGTGCCAGCCGGTACTTATATTATAGGGGTAAAATGGAATGAAAACAAGAATAAAGGAGGTAGTCATTTGAATAATGAAATGGTTACAATCCAGGATTGCCTGGATAATCATGAGAAGAAAGGCAAAGCAGTTGTTATAAATGATGGACAAGTTATAGGATTCATCAAGGAAAATTAGTTGTACATGGTCATTGCGGCCGTTACATATAAAATTCTTGAGGGAAAGGAGGAAGAGTGATATGGAGAAGGAGATAGATGAAACGATTGAGAATATCTGTAGTTGGATTAATGACAGATTAAACGATTCTATGATTATTGAAGAGATGTATGCTACAGCCGATATGGTAACAGCCTTGGCAGACTTAGTATCCACTAGGGCTGATCTGGCAATTGAGAAAAGAGTTGCTGACCTTGAAGGACAAGTTCAAAGCCAGCAGAAGAGAGTTTTTGTGCCTGAGGATAGTGATGGAGTTAATACGTCTGGAACTAATTGTACTAATCCGTAACATGCTTTGTTAGCCAAGTCCATGCATCTTTTTTAAGCCATCCAGCATAATCCTTTGTGATACGCGATACAAACAAGTAATCGTTTTTGTCCATTATAGCGGTAAGCTTGTCACGAATTTCACTTGCCGAACTAGAGGTATCAACAAACCACGTAGAATCTAAATAATGCGCCCATGATCCCAATGACTTTATTGCTTCATATAGAGAATTATAATCTTGGCCTGCTTTATTTAAATCATAAGTAATTAAATAAACCATAAGTATTTTCTCCTTTCTTTTGTACCCGACTACTGTAATAGCCGTTAAGGAGATTATACCATAATATACCAATATATAACAAGAAGGGAGGAAGGGAAACTATGAAAATAGGAGATAAGGTTAAGGTAACAAGGCTGGACAATAATGATAAATCACAGACCCAGCTTGTAATCGGAGATATTGGAATTATCGAAGATGAAGATACTGACAACCAGGGAGATGAGTGGGATATCTTTTTTGTAAGATTCACAAAAGATATCAATGAAAGCGCTGTTAATCTGAATGAGGATGGTACATACCAAATGAGGTTTATACAGCTCGAAGTCATAGAGGCAGCGCCATGAGATCCCGTTGCCACAGCTGCGGTAAGTACTGGAACATAAGTATCCTGCAGAAGATACCAAAAACCGGTTATGTGTGCCCATACTGTACAAAGAAAGGAGATAGCCTATTGAAAATACCAGGAAAACAAAAGGGACAAGTTACTGTCAAGAATGGAAATATGTTCGCTTTTATTTACGGCAGCAAGAAGAAAAAAGCTTCTCAAGGACGGCCATCCAAGAGAAGCGGGAAAAAATAAACTTATATAGCCCCATTATAGGGCGGAAATGGAGATTTTGCAATGAAAACTTTAGGAATCGTAAGAAAGTTAGATGATTTAGGAAGAATCACGTTACCCAAGGAATTAAGAAGGACTTTCGGAATCAAAGAGGGTGACCCAGTAGAAATCTTTACAGAGGACGGCAAAATCTGCCTTAAGCCTGTACCGAAAGCCGCGTGTGAATTTTGCGGCAGTACGGACAACCTGGTTGAAAAAGGCGGTAAACATATATGTAAGAGCTGCTTAGAAGGATTTAATGAGGAGGCTACGCGATAATGTGGAAGTTATTCTTTATCTATAGTGATAAGTCTAAATGCACTGTCACAGGAAAGGGTCCTGATATCACACTTAAACAGGCGATAGATTATCAAAAGCAGTACGGAGTACGTGCTACAAAGTCTACATATCAGAAATACCCTAAAGCAAAGAATGACCCTAAGACCCTGGACGAGTTAATAGAAGATCTGGAAGAGGAGGAGTTACAGTGAATTTTTATCATACATGCAAGTGCTGTGGTGCTAATTTAGACCCTGGCGAAAAATGCGACTGCGGAAAGGAGGAAGATCCCTATGCCAGAAGTAACTCACAAGATAGTAAGAAATCTTATAACCCTTCCTTGCGAAGGAAAGTTTCATAAAGAGTTGAATTTGGTTTCCTGGAATGGTAGGGAACCGGTATATGACCTTAGAGGTTGGAATGAAGATCATTCGCAGATGACAAAGGGTATAACCCTATCAGAAAAAGAACTTACTGAATTAAAAGGAGGATTATTACAATGGGAATCACATTAACATTTATTAATTTTGAGGAAATGGTAGCTTATGCAAGGCAGTTACTCGGATCTGCACCAGAGGCTAAGGCACCTGTAAAACAGGATGTAGCTCCTACATATCAGCAACCCGTACAGCAACAACCAAGTCAGCCGGTAACTCAACAGCCAGTACAACAGGTACCCCAGCAAACAGTACAGCAACCGGTACAACAGAATGTCCCTGCCCAGGGTGCAGTATATCAGCAAACACCTGCACAAGCTCAGCCTGCTCCAACTACCACGCCTAATATTCAGCAACAGCAGCCTGTTCAGACTACCCAAGCTAGCTACACACGCGACAACTTGGCTGCCGCTGCAATGACCCTTATGGATGCAGGAAGACAGCCAGAATTACTAAACTTGTTATCTCAGTTTGGTGTTGATACCCTGCCGGCATTACAGCCCGAACAGTACGGAGCATTTGCCACAGCGCTCAGAGGATTGGGGGCACAGATTTAATGGGACATTCGGAACGATCGCATGCTGTATTGAGTGCATCCGGGTCCAGTCGATGGCTGGCATGCACTCCAAGCGCCATGTTAGAACTACAGTTCTCTGATACATCGTCCTCTGCCGCGGCAGAGGGCACCCTGGCCCATGAGTTATCAGAGGCAAAAGTAAGGAATTATTTCTATACGGCTGACTTTGGAAAACGTAAGTTAACAACAGCTATTAATAACCTTAAGAAAAATGATCTCTGGCAAGATGAAATGATGGGCTATACAGATGATTATCTGGACTACATTAAGTCTGTTGCATTGAGAATGAAAAGTACTCCTTATGTAGCGATTGAGAAGCAAGTTAATTTCGGCAAATACACCCTTGCGGATCCAAATGACGACAAAGAGGGCATAGGTACCGCTGACTGTATTCTCATTAGCGGAAAGACTATTCATGTAATAGATTTCAAGTATGGTAAAAGTCCTGATGGCAGGGTAAGCGCTGAGAAAAATCCGCAAATGCTGTTATACGCACTGGGAGCCTATGAAGCATACAAAATTCTTTACCCGATTGATACGATTGTTCTTTCTATTGTGCAGCCAAGGTTGCCGGATGGAATCTCAGAATGGACATGCTCGTTAGAAGAGTTACTCGAGTTTGGTGTCTATGTTCAAGAGCGCGCCAAACTGGCAGTTACAGGAGAGGGCGAATTTAACCCTGGGCATAAAACCTGCCGATACTGCAGGGCGAGAAATAAATGCAGGGCAAGGGCTGAGGAAAATATAAGACTTGCTTTTATGGTTGCGAAAAAGCCGCCTCTTATTTCTAACGAGGAAGTAGGCAGGTACCTGGCACAGGGCGAAGATGTGGCGAAATGGCTCAGTGATCTACAAGACTATGCCCTTTCTGAGTGCTTGGCCGGTAAAGAAGTACCTGGATGGAAAGCTGTAGAAGGCAGAGGATCAAGAAACTGGACGGATATGGACACCGCTTTCAGTAAGCTTACTGAAAATGGAATTTCGGATACAGTGTTATGGGAAAGAAAGCCCCTTACTCTGGCTCAAGTTGAAAAGGTTGTGGGTAAGAAAGACTTTGATACTTTTGTTGGTGATATGGTAGTAAAAGCTCCTGGTAAACCGGCTCTTGTAAAGATTACTGATAATAGACCATCTATATCAAACACCATAAGCGCCAAGGATGCATTTAGCAATTAAACAATTACAATTCTAATTAAAGAGAGGATATTGAAAATATGAGTGATTTAACAAACGTAACAACCGGAGAAGTAAGACTGTCTTATGTACATTTATTTAAACCTTATGCTTATCAGCCCGGTCAGGAAGAAAAGTTCCAGGTAACGGTACTGGTACCTAAGAATGATATCGATACAATGGGACGCATTAATTCCGCAATCGAAGCAGCAAAGCAAAAAGGAATATCAGAAAAATGGAATGGTATTTGCCCTCCGATACTTGCTACACCTGTATATGATGGTGATGGAGTAAGACCATCAGACGGTATGGCTTTTGGGCCTGAGTGCAAAGGTCACTGGGTATTCACTGCCAGCGCGAAGGCTGACTATCCGCCGGAAGTAGTTGACGCACAGGGAAATCCAATTATTAACCAATCCGCTGTATACAGTGGTATGTATGCGAGAGTAAACGTTAATTTCTTCCCTTATGCTTTCGGAGGTAAGAAGGGTATTGGATGCGGACTGGGACCTGTCCAGAAAAGAAGAGACGGGGAATCCTTAGGCGGTGGATCATTATCTGCGGCACAGGCATTTGGGGCAGCACAGCCTCAGCAGACAGCACAAACTGGATATGCAGCTCCACAGTACAATCAGCAGCCTGTTTACACCGCTCAGCCTCAGTACGGACAGCCTGCAGCGCCTCAGATCAATCCTATAACAGGACTTCCATATTAATTATCTCATGAGGGGCTTTAAGCCCCTCTAATCAACAGGAGGAACTTATGAAGCACCATTTAAGTATAGATATAGAGACCAGAAGTAGCGTGGATATCAAAAAGGCAGGAGCCTATAAGTATGCACAGTCTCATGATTTTCAAATTCTCCTGTTTGCTTATCAGTGGGATAACACGCATGTTAAAATAGTTGACTTAGCTTGTGGGGAGAAGATACCGGACTGGGTTTTAAATGCCCTGGTTGATAAGGACGTTGTTAAACATGCTTACAATGCAGCCTTTGAATGGTATTCACTTAATAGAGCCGGTTACGCTACGCCATTAGGGCAATGGAAGTGTACTATGGCACACGGGTTATATTGTGGGTATACAGCTGGTCTGGATGCCACAGGAAAGGCAATCGGATTGCCCCAAGATAAGCAGAAGATGACAGTGGGAAAAGCTTTAATAAAGTACTTTTGTGTCCCCTGTAAACCGACGAGATCAAACGGTGGAAGGACATGGAATCAACCCTGGCATGACCAAGATAAATGGAATCTGTTCAAGGAATATTGTATCCAGGACGTAGTCACAGAAAGAGAAATCTTAAAACGATTATCCCAGTTTCCAATGCCGGACGATGAAGAACTTCTCTGGCAGCTTGATGTACGAATGAATGCTTTCGGTGTAAAGGTTGATACAGATATGATAACCGGAGCACTCTACATAGATAGTGTAAGTACAGAAAAGCTTACAGATGAAGCAATTTCCATTAGTGGGTTACATAATCCGAATAGCGTGGCACAGTTAAAACAGTGGTTCCATGACAACTATAGGGTAGAAATAGAAAGCCTAAATAAAGAAAGTCTTCAGTTATTATGGGACAAATTATGTAGTGAAGTTGAGAATGGTTTTATGTCGCCGGAAGATGCAGAGCCGGGAATGAGAGTAGTAGAGATCCGACAGCAGCTTGGAAAAACATCCATCAAGAAATATGTTGCTATGGATGAGGCCAGGGGAGAAGGTGACAGAGTAAGAGGACTTACGCAATATTATGGTGCAAACCGTACTGGAAGATGGGCAGGGAGAATGGTACAGATGCAGAACCTCCCCCGAAACTATATTAAAACTTTAGACTATGCAAGGAAGCTTGTAACCTCAAAGAATTATGAAGGTCTTAAACTCCTTTATGGAAATGTACCTGATACCCTTTCGCAGCTTATTAGAACAACTTTTATACCAACAGAAGGAAATAAGTTTGTTGTATCCGATTTTAGCGCTATTGAGGCCAGGGTAATTGCCTGGCTGGCAGGAGAGCAATGGGTTAATGAAGTTTTCGCTACTCATGGGAAGATTTACGAAGCAACAGCAGCGCAGATGTTCCATGTTCCGATTGAGAAGATATCCAAGGGAAATCCAGAGTATGATCTCAGACAAAAGGGAAAAGTAGCAACCTTAGCACTTGGATACCAGGGTGGAGCAAATGCTCTGATCGCTATGGGTGCTTTGGATATGGGACTTACGGAAGAAGAACTCCCTGACATCGTTCAGAGGTGGAGACAGGCCAATCCCAGAATTAAGGATTTATGGTATGCAGTAGAACAGGCAGCACTAACAGTTATGCAGACGGCACAGCCGCAGGGTATATACGGGCTTATATTCGCCCTTGAGGGTGATTTGGTATATGGACAATCATTTCTTACAGTACAGCTCCCGAGTGGTAGAAAGCTATATTATCCAAAGCCATTTTTAAAGGAAAACCAGTTCGACAAAATGGCCATTCATTATTATACCGTCGGACAGCAAACGAAGAAATGGGAAGTAACTTCTACCTACGGTGGAAAAATGACGGAAAACATTGTCCAGGCTATTGCGAGGGACTGCCTTGCAGTTACCCTCAATCGAATTGAGGCCAGAGGATTACAGACAGTTTTCCATGTACATGATGAAGTTATTATTGATGCACCTATGGAAGTTACCGTTGATAGTGTTTGTGATCTTATGGGTGAACCAATTCCCTGGGCGCCAGGACTTATCTTAAAGGGTGCAGGATTTGAAACGAGTTATTATATGAAGGATTAGGAGGTATTCAGCGTGCAAAATAATAGAAGGCTACAGATAAGTACGGCCGGAACGAGAAAAGCGACACACTGGCCAAGAAGTACAATTATGTGGTCAGAGTTCATTGAGCGCCTTAAAACTCCTGTCCGGAGTACAGAAACGCTGGAACAGTATCTTGCTTATCCAAAGTCTCAGCAAGACGATTTGAAGGACGTAGGTGGCTTCGTAGGTGGTACTTTCACAGGAGATCGCCGTAAAGCTTCTTATGTAGAAGGTAGGGACCTTATTACTTTAGACCTTGATAATATTCCTGCAGGACAGACGTTTGATATCTTAAAACGGGTAAACGGCCTTGGTTGTGCCGCTGTAGTCTATAGCACCCGTAAACATGCGGAATTTGCCCCCAGATTGCGTGTTATCATTCCGATTGACCGAACATCTACCGCCGATGAATATGAACCGGCAGCGCGAAAATTAGCAGCACTTATAGGCATTGAATTTTGTGATCCGACTACCTTTGAGGCTTCCAGGTTAATGTACTGGCCAAGCTGCAGCTCCGACGCTACCTATGTGTGCGAGGCTTACGATAACCCCTTTTGTAGCCTTGACGGACTTCTTAGAATGTACGCAGACTGGCATGACATATCAACTTGGCCACAAGTTCCTGGAACAGATGCGATAGAGCGCAGGAGATTAGCAAAGCAGGAAGACCCGACTACAAAACGAGGAATCATTGGTGCATTCTGTCGTACCTATAGCATCACGCAGGCAATGGATAAGTTCATCCCCGGCATGTATGAGGAATCGGCTGTTACCGGTAGATACACATACACCGGCGGTAGCACTGCAGGTGGTGCAATCGTTTACGATGGAGACATGTTTTTATATTCTCACCATGCAACAGATCCCTGCTCTGGCCAACTTGTAAACGCCTTTGACTTAGTAAGACTGCATATGTACGGAGATAAGGACAATGACGCAAAGGAAGGAACACCAGTTAATAAACTTCCTTCTTTTATAGAAATGAGCCGGTTAGCTGTCAGCGATAAAACAGTGGCGGATTTAATTGCAAGAGAGAAATATGAATCTGCCAGAGAAGCTTTTTCCGTTCCAGAGCAGAAAGGCCAAACAGTAGAGGATATAAGCTGGATAAACAAAATGTCTGTAGACGGTAATGGTAATTACCAAAAGACGGTTAATAACATTATTCTTGTATTACAGAATGACCCTTTACTGAAAGGAAAAATCGTTACCGATGAATTTGCCAACAGGGGACTTGTATTAGGTTCTGTTCCGTGGAATACCATTGATGAAAAGCGCCAGTGGGTGGATAAAGATGACGCCGGTTTCTTCTGGTATATGGAATCCTACTATGGAATCACTACCAGGGATAAGCTTGACGATGCATTATCAATCGTAGGTGGCCAGAACATGATAAACGATGTGAAGAGGTACCTTAAGAG